TGAGAAAAGACGATAAATATAATTCGAAATGAACTATAAATATCGTTTGTTAAACCTGCTTTTCTGTAGGGTCAGGCATTAACTAAGTAAATCGTAACAGTGATCTCCGGCACCTATGCCTATTGAGCACGATAACGGAGGTACAACGAAAAACTATCATTGTTAAAAACATAGGTGGGGGGATCGGGACCACAGGTCCATTAACTAGAACGCTATTTCAGAAGGCGTTCTTCGTTTCATGATGAAGTAAACTTCAAATCAACATCACTACGACTTTAAGGAATTTTATAATTAACCTACCGGGGCCGTCAAACATGGGCTTGACCGGTGAGGACGCTAAACCAGCTGCGTCTCGTACGAATTTTGGGAAGCGCTCATCACACGCTGAAAGTTAAAGTTTTAACCTAAACAAACTTACAAGAGATTAGGCATCCAGACAGTTATACACGGTCGAAACGTGTGTTCTTCATTTTATAAGTAAAAGAATAAAAACTTTCTCAAAAGTTTATGATCATAATCCAACCATTGGAGGCACACTAAGGAAACCTCCTAGATTATAATCATCTGAAGCAGATCTAAGTAAAGAACATAGAGTAGCAACAGAAGGAGTTGTTGTTCTAGAGACATAAATTCTAGGAGCTGTTGTTAAATCATTAACATTGTATCCATAAGTAAAATTACCAGAAGAAACACTTAAATCAAAATTATTTCTAGAATGGTACAAACTATATTGAGGAATCTGAACTTCTCCAGAATATCCAGCTTTATAATAAGTTGCGGGCACACCAGCTCTAGCAGGAGCAGTATTTTCAACAGCACCATCAGCAGCGCTAAAATTAAAACCAGTTCGAGTTAAATTAACAGCTATAGTATGAAAACATCTTATATAAATGACAAAAGGTTCAGCAGCCGTAACTGCAGTATTATCAATATATTTAAGACGTACACCTCCTCTAGAGTACAAATAACAAGAATTAAGTATGCTAATCAAATCAGAAGAAAAATCAGGTGTTTGGAAAAATATAGGGCCACCAGGAGTATACGTTGTATAAGTGTTAGCAAAAGGTAACACATTAAAATATAAACTAGCAGTGGGAACATTAGTAGCTGTAATCAACCATGGCATTTTCAAAAGAGTTCTAAAAGAAGAAATCTTTTCTCCAATGGCAAACAAGGCATTAGTATTATTACCATCAACGGTTCCAGAAGAACCGATAGAAGTCTCAACTATACTACACTCATTTGTTGGTAAATCAAAAGGTTTATTTGATTGAGGAGCTATACCATAAACAGGTGAATTAAGAATCTTTCTAGGAACTGCAAATTCTGCATCAGGTCCCATACAGGCTTCAACTATAATAGAAATATCAGTTGATACAGTATCAGGTGCTACTAGAGGATCAAGCACATTGACAAATAATGTTCCAGTGGATATGGGATAGAAAAGAAGACTTTTATAAGGAGAAGAAGATATATAAGGAACAGAAATGGTAAATTCATTACAATTTCTAATATCAATTATCTCTCTATGTATATAGTCCGTGTCATTTAAAGTTATGCTAGCAGGAGAAGATGCCAAAGCATCCTCAAAAGGAGAAAAAGAAATAGCTAATCTACCAGAATGAAATTCAGTTTTAACTAATTTAAATTTATAAACCATAGTTCCTCGCCAATAAGTAAACATGCTTGCAACAAGGTGCATGGGAGCACAATCAGACACATTAATACCATTAACTACTCTTGTAATTCTGGTTGCAGTAGGAATAACTTCAAGAGCAAGTAAAGATGTCCCAGCAATCTGAGTACCCAACCAAGGAATAGTTGTATAATAAGAAGGAATACTAGTAAGATACTTGAAATCAAGTTCATCAACATCGGTTCCAGAAAAACCAATAGCTTTCCCAACTTGGTTCTTATAAGAAAAGGACAACGGAAACGAATTATCGGGACCATCAACATTAGCTGAATATGGTAGATAATTTTGAGTAATTCTTTGTGAATGTTCAAGATTAATTG